CTCGCGAACCTGCGTGAAATTTCGGTAGTCGATCTCACGGAAACCAAGGCGGAGATTGCAAAAATCTATGGTATTCTCCGTGCCGTATCGAAGGGAGGACGATGAATGGCAATCGTAAAAATGATCCCGTCGTCGAGTCCGCTCGGCAATATATTCAACTATGTTCAGAATAAAGAGAAGACAGAACCGCATCTCATCAGCGGCAAGGACTGCATGGCAGAGAGCGCGCAGGCGGAGTTTGAGATCGTGAAAGTTCGCTTCAACAAGTCCGGCGGGCGGAATTACTATCACGTCATCCAATCCTTTGCACCCGAAGATGACCTCACCCCGGAGGAAGCGCACGACATCGGCATGGAGCTTGCAAGATTTTTAACAGTTTTCAGGTGCTCGTTGTCACGCATACCGACCGCGGACATCTGCACAATCACCTCGTCGTAAACTCTGTTTCCCATGCGGACGGCAAGAAGTTACACACCTCGCAGGAAGATCTGTTGCGGATGAAATCCTACTCCAACAGGCTTTGCGCACGGCGTGGACTGTCCACCACCGAAGAAAAAAGCAGTTGGTATCGTCGTGGTGAATGGAAGACAGAACTCATGCGCGTGGCGCTGCGAGCAATGTTTATGTCTGAAACGCGGGAGGACTTTATCGAATTTATGGAGAATCACGGATACGGCGTGAAATGGAATCCCGATTACAAATATATCACCTTCACCACACCCGATGGCAAAAAAGTGCGTGACAATAAGCTCTTTGACGAGCGACTGCTGAAAGGAAATCTTGAACTATACTTCGCCATGGGCGGCTGTGCATCGGAAATCAATCAAGAGTATTGGAACTACAAAACACCGCCGCACGACGAAAATGCGAAAGAAACAATCTCAACCGGACTGATGGATTTCATCGGTGATCTACTCTGCCAGGAGGAAAGCCATGGGTACACGCCGAGAGTTCTTAACGAGATGAGCCAGTGGGAGAAGGAGCGGCTGGAGCGAATCCTCGGGAGGCGCATTTCAAACGAAGCATTTATTGCCTATTGCACACACGAGGATTATGAGCAGTCCGTGGGACTTCGTATGTCCATGTGAGTTGCTACTTTATTGTAACTTTGCACGGTTCTCGCTGGATGTTCGGCACGCGAAATGATATGATTAAGGAGGACGAATGATCTGTATCACCGTCAGTCGGGAGGATCTTTTGAAGATCTTCAACGGCAAAGAGGGAAAAATTCAAAGAAAAACAATACCGAGTGACACCAATAACATCAAAGATCTGCTGAAAATCTTTGACGGCATTGCCAAGTGGCGTTACCTCGGACAGAGAAAGGAGAAAAAATGACCATAATAGAATCAATGAAAGCGCGAGGTGTCATCCCACGCGCAGCGCTCTATGCACGCTTTTCCTCGGACAATCAGCGTGAGGAATCCATCGACGCACAGCTCCGTGCCATGCGTGAATACTGCCAGCGAAACAAGGTGGTGATCACAAGCGAATACTGCGACCACGCCAGGAGCGCCACCACAGATGACCGACCGGAGTTTCAGCGGATGATCCGTGAGTCGAAGAGTTGCGGTTTCGACCTCGTCATTGTTCACAAGCTGGACCGCTTCAGCCGCGACCGCTACGACTCCGCCTACTACAAACGAGAGCTAAAAAAGTGCGGCGTATCGCTGATCAGTGTGCTGGAAAACCTCGATGATTCGCCCGAGAGCATCATCCTTGAATCGGTGCTCGAAGGCATGAGCGAATACTACTCCCGAAATCTTGCGCGCGAGGTGATGAAAGGTATGCGCGAGTCAGCGCTCCAATGCAGAGCCATCGGCGGTCATGCGCCGTTCGGATACAAAATCAATCCCGAAACCAAGCACTATGAAATCAACGAAACCGAGGTGGATGCGGTGCGTATGATCTTCGACGATGTTCTGCACGGTGTAGGCTACAGCGAGATCATTCACAAGCTCAACGCCATGGGATTCCGTACGCCTTGATCGGCGAGCTGTAGGCTGTGGTCGGGTTCACCGTGACCTCGATCCTGGACAAGCTCTGGACGGGTGAGCCGTAGGTGTTGTCAATGCCCGTCACGTCGTCCAGAGTAATGGTGCAGGAGGGCTTCACGCTGGCGGGCACTGTCGCGGTAAAGCCCGTGTACTTGGTGCCTATAAACGCGCTGCCGTGGTACGTGTCCACATAGATCCGGCCCGACCCGCTCACGGCGTTGGGGATCAGGTTCATGAAGTCCAGCGGGATCTCCCACGTGGTGCCTGTGCCCACGTTGGTGGCGATAGTGCCCGACTGGGATCCGTACTCGTAGCGGACCGTATGGGTCAGCTCGGAGGACTGGCGGTTCATGTGGATGCTGATAGTGTCGCCGAAGTCGCCCACGTCGTTGGTCGTCTCTGGCCAGGTAACGAGCGAGGGCTGAGACGCGGTGAAGAGTGCGTCCAGGGTGACCGTTTGGCCTGCAGCCATGATGTCCACGTCCGTGCCGTCAAGGTTGGCGTATATACCCCAGTTGACGTACAGCCAGACCGACTTCGCGCCTGCCGAGTCGTGCTCGACTGTCAAAGTCGCGCTGCCCAGCTTGATGGTCTCGCCGCCCGCCGTGCTGATGGGTCCAACGCCAACGCTGCGCTGATTGCTCAAATCTCCCGCGATAAACGTCAAATTGCTGGTAGTGCTCTTGTAAAGATCATACGTTGGATCGCATATCAGGTACGCGGTCGTTTGGATGGTGCTGGTCAGGTTGGCCGGGCTCTGGCTGGTCACTTGCCAGTCGACAGAGAACGTCCACCCTCCGCCGTATTTCGTTGAAAATGTTCCGCTTTTTGCCATGCTTTAGCCTCCCACCTTGAAGAATGACAGCGATCCATTGGAGCGCGGGACAAAGGCGAAGTCGCCGAACTGCGCCCGCTCGTTGACCTCCACGACGATGTTACCTGTGTGAAAGTCCACGCCGTCCCACCAGCCGAACCGCGCGCCATTCCGTCGGAAGACGATCATGTCGTTTTCGATGGTCAGCGTGATGGCGCTGTCGCTGGCGCCCAACTTGATCGCCCCGCCCTCAAAGCTGATGTACTTGTATATCTCGATAAACTGCTCCCGCGACTCTGCGTCGTGGGAGTTGACCGTGGCCTGCAGCTGCTCAAACTCAAAAAGGAACCGGTCGGACAGCTGGGTCATGGTCGTGCTCACGGCCTCGGTCAGCTGGTCGTTGGTCGCGTAGGTCTCGGAGACCTCCTGCTTGATCAGCGTGCTGGTCTGCTCGATAATGGACAGCAGTGTCTGCTCGGTACTCTGCACCGCCTGGGCGACCCCTGCCTGGTAGTCCGCCCGGATCTGCTGGCTGACCTTGTTCAGCTCGCCGCGGTTCTGCGCGTCCCCCGCCACGTCTGCGCCCGTCAGGGTAGCCTTGTCCTTGCCCAGCGTGATCTTGTCGGACTTGCCACTGGTCAGCAGCATATCCTCGGCGCGCTCGGTCAGCAGGAACTCCTCGTCCACGCCGTGAGGCTTGGAGACAACGCGCACCAGGTCGCCCTCTCGGAAGCTGTCGATGCTCTTGTCCAGGATGGACAGGTCGAGGCCCGTCAGCTCCAGGGAGGTGATGATGTAGCGGTTCTGCTCCAGGTACTGCTGCGCCTTTCGCAGCAGGTTGGCGGGCACGGTAACGTCGTCCCAGGTGACCGGGCGGCATATGAAGCCCCGCAGGGCCACTGCCTCGTCGTCCTGGATGTAGTCCTGGCCGTCGTTCACGCTCTCGATGGTGACCCGCTGGCCCGTGGTTTCATCCTTGGCACCGTAGGGCAGCACAGCAGTGATCAGTTCCGTATTGGCCCCGCTCCGGGCGAAGCTCAGCAGGTTCTCGCCGAACTCGATCACCTGGTTGCTCCTGTAGCCCAGGGAGGCGTACCAGTTGACCACGCGCGCGCCGTCCTCGTCCGTGGTGAAGACGATATACCCGCCGCAGCGCTCGCGCAGCTTGGTGATCGTGTCCAGGATGCTCTCTGCGCTCTCGCTCTCCAGGCGGATGAAGTCATTCGGATCCGTCACCGTGATGGTGCCTACCTTGAACTGCTTCGCGGGTTCTACCTGTCGGTTATATTCCTCGACCACAGCCGTGAAGACTGTGGCGGGATCGTCTCGGTACAGATACGGACGGGAGACCGCGTCCTGGAAAAAGCACAGCTCCCCCTCGCAGATCACCGTCCTGACGTTGAAAAAGTCGTCGACAGGATAGAGCGCGCGCCCGCGGAAGCGGAGCTTGTCGTCTCTTCGGATCTCCACGATGGTCTTGTAGCTGGTAAAGGCGTCATAGGCAGGGTGCCCCGGGGGCATGATGATCTCCGCCGTGCCGCCCTTGTTCAGCGCGTTGGTCACCTTCAAGCCCTGGAGATCGTACTCCTCCAGCCTGCTGTCGTAGACCAGCGCGCCGTCTGCGTGGATCTGGATCATTCCAGCACCGCCTCTCGGTATGTGATCTTGATGGAGCCCGAGCCGCTATACTTGACCGCGTGCGACCCGGGAGTCAGCAGCAGGTCGGGCCACTTGTGCTCGCCCGCACCGAAGGACGCCGACGCCGTGCCGTAGGACAGCCGTACAGACGCGCTGGCGCCCGTAACAGTCAGCAGGGGCACAACAGCCCGCCGCCCGTTGTTGACCAGCGTGGCCGTCTTCTCAGCGGTCGTGGCGGTCAAAGTGATCGCCGTCTCCGTGTCGGAGTACTTCCACGGCTCACAGACGACCGAAACAGTCACGGCCGCGTGCGCCATGTCGTTATAGTCCCGCTGCACGCTGACCCTGCCCGTGATGTAGTGGGCAGAGTCGTCAGGCAGCACAATGTCCAGCCGCGCCCCGTCCAGCTGGTTGACCATCTGGCGGATGATCGCCTCGCGCGCCGTTCGGTCGCCCTCAGAGCACTCAAAGGACGCGGTCAGCTGACGGTCTGCGTATCGCATGACCCCCTCGGTCAAGGCGGTAGACAGGTCCCAGGACCCGTCCCCGCCCAGCTTGTCGAGGCGCTTGGTCTTCTGCACCGGGGCGCTCAGTTTCCAGCCTGTCAGCGTCCAGCCTGCCGCCGCGGTGTCATACGACCCGAAAAGAATTTTTCTTTTTTCCATTAAACCGCTCCCCTCGCTGCCAGCGCACGGCGTTGGCCGAGTGCGCTGTCTGTCATTTCGGCAGTAGCACCGACCAGGGCCTTGCCGTCAAGGGTCAGGATCTGGCCGCGCTGAATAGCCGTCAGGATCTGGTCGAGCTTGTCCAGCATACCCGCCTGGGCGTTGGGCTCTTCGGGGCCTGCAAAAGTGTGACGCAGTCGCCGCTCCAGGGTCAGGCCGTTGAGACTGTTGGCCTCGTCCAGCATATCCTGGGACAGGTCGGCAATAGCATCCAGCGGCTTGTCGGCGTTCTTTTCAATGCCCACCGCCAGACCTTCGGCCAGCATCTTGCCCACCTCATCGCGGAAGACGCGAGAGGGAGACGCAATGCCGAAAAAGCTCTTGATGCCGTCCAGGACGCCAGAACCAAAACTTTGGATCTTATCGGTGACCCAGCCCACCATGTCGTTGATGCCGTTCCAGAGACCCTTCACCATGTCGGAGCCAATCGACGCGAGCTTGCTCGGCAGATTTTTAATGCCGTTGACCACGGCGTCGAAGATATTCTTGGCCGCCGTTTTGGCTTTTGCCGCTGCATCGGAGCCCCAGGTGATGACCTTATCCGTGGCATTTTTGAGCCACGTCCAGATTTTCCCGGGCAGTTCCTTGATCGTGTTGATCGCGTTGTCTAGGAACTTTTTGGCCGCCGCCTTGGCGTCCTTGGCCATTTGGTCGTCCCAGACGCCCACGCCTTTGAGGACGGACTCCAGGATCGTCCACAGCAGCTCAGGCAGCTTGCCCAGCACTTTGAGGATGGCGTCCAGGATCAGCGGGGTCTCCTTTGCGAGCAGGACGCAGATCTCGGGGATGGCCTCGACGATAGCCATCAGCAGCTCGATGGAGGCATCCAGCAGAAGCGGCAGGCACTCGCTCAGCCCTGCGATAATTGCCTCGACGATAGCGGGGACCTGCGGCACCAGCGACTCGATAATTACGGGGATAGCCTCTATAATTGCGTTGAGCAGCTGGACCGCACCTTCGAGCAAAACGGGAATACTCGATGCCAGGGCCGAAACGACAGTTTCTACAATTAGCGGAACCTGCGGAGCCAGTTGCTCGATCAGGACCGGGACGGCCTGAACGATAGCGAGCAGGAACTGGATCGCGCCTTCGAGCAGCTGGGGGATGGCCCCGATCAGCCCCGTGACCAGCGCTTGGGTCACCTGGGGGATCGCCTGCGCCAGCTGGGGGATCGCCTGAGTCAGCCCGTCCACCACGGTCAAAATGATCTGGACGCCCATGTCCAGGAACTGGGGGAGCGCCGAAACGATGGATGTCACCAGCGTGGAAACCAGACTCGTGGCGAGGCCGACCAAAGAGGGCAGCAGCCCCGTCAGTTTTTCGAGGAGTCCCCCTAACAAATCTCCTGCCTTGGTTCCGATATCTTCAGCCATGCCGGAAAGAACAGAGACAAAGCCCTCCAGCCCACCGCCTGACTCATTCAGCTTTGTCGTGAACTCGGTCAGCACTTCGGTTGTTACTTCGTTTAATTTCTGCATCTCAGGCAACAGCACAGTGCCCAGTGAGTTCTTAGCCGCGTCTGCGCTGCCTTTCAGCCGTTGGAGGCTGTCGTCATAAGCTCCAAGAGCCTCCAGAGACTCGTCGGACATAACGGCGCCGACCGCCTTGGCCTCCTCTGTTAGCTCGCGCATCTTATCAGCACCCGCCTCTATGAGCGGGTTCAACTCCTGGGCAGACTTTCCGAACAGTTGCATGGACAGGGCGTCTCGCTCGGTCTCATTGGTCATCTTGCCCAGCGCGTCAATGGCCTCCCAGTACACGGTCTCACTGTCGCGCATATTGCCGTTGGCGTCGGTAACGGAAACACCCAGCTTGTCGTAGGCCTCGACGTACAGCTTAGACCCGTCCGTGGCGCTTTTCATGGACTTGATATTCTTCCCCATGCTCTTTGTCATGGTTTCGACACTCACGTCCACCAATTCGGCAGCATAGGAGTATGCCTGCAACTTCTCCGTGGACACCCCAGTAACAATGCTCTGAGTCAATATCTCGTCGGCATACGCCGCAGCGTCTACGGTGGCTTTGCCGAGAGCGGCCCCAGCCGCTGCAACAGCGGCACCCACCGCGGCGAGCGCACTTGCCGCGATGGATCCAGCAGCCTTCAGCTTATCCCCGAACTTATCGGCGCTGCCGGCCAGGTCGTCCAGATCTTCTGCGGCCTCTTCCGCGGCCTCCGCCGTTTCTTCGACGCTGTCAGCGGCACCTTCCGACTCGTTCTCCAGTTTTTTGATCTCGTCGACGGTTTCTTCGACCGCTCGCTCGTAGCTTTTCAGCTGGTTCGTGGTCGCTATGATCTCTCGCTGGAGCTCGCGGATCTGGTCTGCGGTGGCGTCGCCATTGGCAAACTGCTCCTGGACCTGCTTCTCGGCCTCTTTCAGGGTCTCCAGCTTTTTGGCGGTGTTCCACAGTGCATCGTCCAGGACCTTCTGTTTCTGCACCAGTAAGTCGATGTTGCTGGGGTCAAGTTTCAGCAGCTTGTTGATCTGTCCTAGCTCGCTGGACAGGTCTTTGCTCTTTTTGTTAACGTCCTCCAGGGCCTTGCCCAGTTGGGTAGTGTCGCCACCGATCTCAACGGTCAAGCCCTTAATGTTTTTACTGGCCACGGTTTAGTCCTCCCCTCGGCCGAACTTACGCCTGAGCGCTATGCGGTCAGGCTCGGTCTGTTCCATTCTCCAGGCGTTCCTCAAATACTCGCGCCCCTCTTCGCTGCCGTTCAGGTAGTTGATAAAGGCGTCCCTGCGGTATTGCAGGTACTCGATATAGTTGAGCCGCTGGATCTGCTGGAAGTCCAGACCTGTGTATGCCGACACCAGATGCTTGTACCAGGTCGGCGCGCTATATTTGTGGCCCCCCTTCCTATCTGCTACGGGATAGTAGGGGAGGGTCAGTTTTTTGCGTCTTGGATTTCTTTCTGGAACTGCAGGTACCCGCTGACAAAGCGGACCACGTCCACCAGGGATAGGCGGTATTTAGTGAGGAGCTCCTCACCCGTAAACGTGTAGCCGTCCTCATTGATGCTGATAATCTCAGCGACCAGGTTATACAGTGCGCGGATGGTCCGCCCGTCCTTTTTCTTGGCCACGTTCGACAGCTCGGGCGCCGCTGCGAGCAGGCGGTCGTACAGCTCCACCGAAGGGGCAGAAACGTGTACAACAGTCTGGGCCTCGTCTTTCAGCTTGACGGGCCAGGAGGGCTGCTCCAGCGCGTTAAAATCTAACATTTCCATGGTTTCATCCTCCTAAATTACAAAATAAGCGGGGGCCGTGAAGCCCCCGCCCTGTGGTTAGGCCGCGGTGCCGGTCTCCTCGATGATGGTGATCAGCGTGCCCTTGTCGTCCTGCGGGAGTGCCTTGAACTCGGGCTCCAGGACAGTGCCTGCGTCGGCAGCAAGGGTGAGAGTCAGGCCGACGTTGTTGCGGCCGCGGATCATGACCCAGAGGTCGCCGTCCTTGACGTCGGGGTGGTGGAAGCAGATCACCCACTCCTTGCCCTGGGCGTTGCCTGCGCCGCCGATGTGGATGGTGCGGACGCCAGCCGACTCGGTCACGGTGCAGCGGTCGACCAGAGTCTTCAACGTGCCGCCGTTCCAGGTCAGCAGGCCCAGCTTGAGGATCGCTTCCTCGGTGGTGGTGATGATCTTAGAGACGTAGCCCAGATCGTCCTTCTCTTCGTAGGTCTCCTCGGTATAGCTCAGCTCTGCGCCGCCCTTGGAGTAGCCCAGGCGGTTCTCAGGCTTGCACACTTCGGTGTGCGCGGGCATCTCGCCCGTGTACTCCATGAAGTACGGGATGCCAGAGCCCAGAGTGATGTTGTCTTTGGTTCTCTTAGCCATATCTTTGTCCTCCGTTTAGGTTTTTTCGGTGTAGGAAAGTTCATAAATGACCTGATACCGTTGCGCCTCTGCGATCCAGTATCGGTCTTGCTTGGACCACTCGACCCCCGCAGCATCGAGCTCGGCCTCGATGGCCTGCTCCTTTGCGTCGTCGGGCGTCGGCTCGTAGAGCTCAACGGTGACGTCGTGGGTGATGATCCTCGGGGCGCCCGCCTGGAGAGTCGAGACTCGGTCAGCGCCGCTGCTCGTGATGTCGTCAAAAACGATGGCATGAGTCTCGGCGGGCATACGCAGGAACCGACCATGCTGGTGTGGCACTCCCGCGCGGGTCAAGATGTCATTGATCATTTTTGACGGCCTCCTCTACAGTTTGCCCATACTTTGGCAGGACTTCGTCCACGGCGTTTTGCAGGAACGGGTCGCCAGAGACGCGACCGCCGTCCGCTTTGGCGTGCCCGTGCACCAGCAGGTGCGTCAGGCGATAGTCGGGCGCCTTGACGTACCAGGTGTACTTGTTGCCCCGTGGGGTTTCCTCGGTCTTGCTGGCGATATTCTTGCGGAAGCTGCCCGTGCGCTTCGGGGCGCTCGCCTTGGTCCTCTTGACGAGATCCTTGACGGCCTCCTCCCCCGCTGCGTTCACCCGCTCGACGACCCGCTTGTGGTAGATGGTCAGCTCTTGCTCGATCGCCTTGCCGATGTCTGCGGGCTTTATGGTCTTAGCCATACAGCGCGACCTCCTCCGCAGAGGCAGGGCCCGCGACGATCTCCAGTTCCAGGCCGTTGCGGAAGGTCCGCAGGACGCGGTACAGTCTGCCGTCGTGCTTGACCAGGTCTTCGCCGTTGTAGTCGAGATAATCGGCAAGCACGAATTTCAGCTCGGGCTTGTAGCCCACGGCGTGCGCCTGGTAGAACTCCGACTGCCCGATGCTGCGCAAGGTTGCGACCAGGTCACGCTGTCCGCTGTCGCTCACCAGGGTGATCAGCTCATCCATCGGCGTCAGCCCTCCAGCCATAGCCCTCGGCCATCATCAAGCACGCCTTCAACGCCTCATAGCGGCGGAGCCATTCGGCGGCCTTGGCGGGGTCGTCGGTGCAGGTCGAGCGGCAGTAGAGCTTGATCGCGTTGAAAATCAGCGGATCCGCGGTCCCGGCGTACACCACGCCCGCGAGCTGCAAGTCCGCCACGCAGGCGTCAATGTCCGCCTGCAGGTCTTCGTCCAGCTTGTCATGGTTACGGCGGATAGCGGCCTTTACCTTTGACAGCAGAAAAGTGGGCGGCAGATTGGTGTCCATGCGGCACCTCCTTCCAGGGTGTTAGGCGGGGCCGTTAAGCCCCGCCAGGCGTAGGTCATCAGGCGCCGGTGGACATAACCAGGGTCGCCAGCTTCTGGGGATCGGAGACCTTGGAGTCCAGTTCCATCCAGGCCACCACGCCGATGGCGTGCTGGGTGGCGTACTTCTCGCGCAGCACCTCGACGGTCATGTTCTCGCGGATATTCACGGACAGGCCGGAATAGTCGCCGTACAGGACAGCCTTGGCGGCGGAGGCGATGGTGGGCATGTTGTCGGACAGGTAAACAGGCTTGCCCAGCAGGCGGAAGGGGAACTCGCCAGTGATGTCATCCTGGACCAGGTAACGATTGTTGCCGTCCTTCAGCTTCTTGATGGCGCTCCAGGTGTTGGGGTGCATGGTCCAGACGGCGTTACGCTGGAACGCCTGCTTCACCTTGGCCTGCAGGTCGATCAGGTTGTCGGCGGTAATGGCAGACGTGCTGCCGGCGTTCAGGGTGTTGGTGGTGGACAGGGCGCCGGTGCAATGGGAATTGGTCGCGCCCGTACCGGCCAGCAGTTCGCCTTCCACGAACACGGAGATGTACTCCGCCATCTTGCGGACGACGAAGGAAACCAGGTCGATGTCTGCGCTGTTCAGGATGCTGCGGCCGATCAGGGACAGCGCGCCGACCAGATAACCGGTCAGGTCCACGGAGGTGAAGGCGCCAGCGTCCGCGGTCAGCTCGGTGAAGTCCGCACCATAGCCGACAGTGATGTCGTGGGTGCTGTTGGCCTTGCCGTAGACGGGAATCTTCAGAGTGCCGGCGACGTGGTAAACGTCAGCGCCCGCAAGAATGGGACACATATCGCGGACGGCCTCAATGATGCGGTTGGCGATGCTGGTAGGCAGCAGGGCGCCGTTGTTGGTCAGGTTGAAGTTCTGCTCACCGGCGCGCATCTGGGTGACGGTGCCGCGGATGAAGCCAGCAAAGGAGCGCAGCTCCTGCTGCTCCTGGGTCTCTTCGGGAGCCTGCTGGCAAGGCGCCACAGGCATAGAGTTACCGGCGCCGCCTGCAATCTGCTGACGCAGCTGCTGACGGGTCTGGGCAGCCTGCTGCAGGGTGTTCAGCTCGTCCAGAAGGTTGCGGGACTCGGTTTCCAGAGCGGTCAGGGCGTCACCGGTTACGGTGTCAAGCTCTGCGTTGATAGCGGCCAGTCTGGCCTGGATTTCAGTGATACGATCCATAGTTTAGTTGCCTCCTAAAGTAATATTTATTTTCGCGCGCAGTTTTCTGCGTCGCTCGTCAAGCTCTGCTTCACTCCGAGCTGCTTGGGCGATCTCTCCGTCGACCCATGCGCGAGCATTGATCTCTGTGTTGTCGTTTGCGGGGATGCTGACCGCCGAGACGTCGTAGATCTTCTTTACGGTCAGGTGGACAATGGTGCGGGTGTCCTTGTCGAAGTAATAATTGCCGCAGCGGAAGCGCCAGGACATCTTCGTGACCATTCCCGCCTCGATGTCAGCGTACAAGTCACGAGCTGCCTCCGTCCTGCCCAGGTCGGCAGCGACGAATAGACCCTCGTCGGTGGCTTCCACGATCAGGCTGCCGTTGCTGTTGCGAGCCAGGACCTTGCCTTCGTGGTCGTACTGCATGATGATGTCGCTCATGTCGCAGTTGTCGAAGCACCCGCGCTCGAAGCGCTCATACACAGGCTGGCCGTCGTAGTCGTAGTAGAGCACATAGGGCTCATAGCGGGCCGCGTAGCCCTCTACATAATGCTCGGAGTCGATGCGCCGAGTCTCATGGCCAGACGAGAAAACGGTCAGGGCTCGGGTCTGGGCCTCGTCCTTAAACTTCGTCTTGTTGTTAGGTGTCATTGCTGTCCTCCTGTTCGTCTTCTTGCTCGGTCGGCTGCTGTGCCGCGGCAAGGTCAGTCTGGGCTGCCGCAAGTTCCTGTTGTAACCGCGCGACCTCATCAAGCTGAGAAATCTCAGTGTATTCTTTGCGGATATATCGCTTGTCGCCGTCAGGAACGTGCGGCAGGTTCCAGACATCCATCACGTCGTTAGTGCTGAGGATGCCCCGGTCAAACATTTGGCTGCTGACCTGGAGCTTGTCAGCGTTGGTCATGTACTGCAGGCGATTGGCCGACCATACGATGGCATTCTTGCGCGTGCGCTCGTTGTGGCTGTACGTCATGCAGGTCATGGCCTGGGAAAGCTGGAGGGCAAAGGGCTCGATCTTGCCCTCATAGTAGGCAGACCAGTCGTCGCCCGAGGCCTCGTTGTGCAGGATCTTCTCGTTGCTGCCGAAGTAGGTAAACGCTCGGTCCTGGATCAGTTTCAGCTGCTCGGGGTCCACGATCTTGGCCGTGGACTGGATCTGCTGCACGTTGGAGTAGGTGTTCGGGAAGAGCGCCAGCCCGCCCGCGTCCGCGCCCAGGTTGTCTTGCACCCAGGTCTTTCGCTCTTTGGCAAGGTCGGCGGCCTTCACAAAGTTGTTGACCGTCGCCATGAAGCGGAAGCTGGCCGAGTTCTTGATCCCCTCGGCGATGCCCTGGTTCTGCGTGTCGAGCAGTTGCAGGGTCGGGTTCAGCGCGCGGTTGTCCTCGCCCACCAGGTCGCTGCGGTAGAGGAACTTGCTGACCACACCCACGCGGGACAGCTCAATGGCTGCCTTTTCTCCGTTGCCGAAGGTGTACACCAGGAAGGGCTCCCCGTTCTGCTCTCGCAGTTCGGTCAGGTCGGGCACGGCGGGATAGTAGCCGACGATCCTGTCGAACTTGTCCAGCACGGGCACGATGTAGCAGGTGTTCTGGGTTTCGTAGATGGTCGCGGCCTTGTAGAGGAACTGCGCGCCAGTCATGAAGATGTTCGGCTTGCCGTCGAGCATGGCTTGAATGCCTCGTGCGTCGGATCCTGCCACCTTCGGCTGGAGCTTGCTGCAGTGCGTCGCAAAAGTATGGATGCACGCGCGGGTCAGTTCCATCTCGTAGACGCCGCCGTCGTATGTAGTGAAAGACGGGGAATAGCCGTCAAGCATCTGGAACCATCCGCCCATCAGCTGCTTGGCCTTGATCTTCCCGAAGAGCTTGTCAAAAGCGCCCATTCGGTTACCTCCTATGCTGCATTTTTCAGTTGCTCCCCGATTTGATCAAACCACTTCTGTCTAACCGTGAGAGCATCTATGACGGCCACAAAGCCGTCGATGTGGCACCGCGCGTCGATCTTGACGGGGCGCACTTTCCGGGTTTCCTCGTTCTGCTTCATGCCCACGTTGAGGAAGTGGGCTTTCAGCAGGTTGTTGTCGCCGAGCAGCAGGGTCTTGTCCCGCAGCAGGCCGTCGCACTCGTGGATCACGGGCGTCAGGTTCTCTCCCTGGTGCACGTCGTCCATGTGGAAGCCGTACTGCTCCATCTGCTGGACCAGGTACTGCGCACTGTATCGGTCATATCCGACCTGCAGCGGCAGGATCTCGTACTCCTCGACCAGCATACGGAACCACGCGAAGCAGTCGTTATAGTCCACGTAGTTCTCGCCGCTCGGCTGGATCAGGCCTGCGTTGACGTACAGCCTGTACGGCACGCCCTCCCGCTCCTGCAGCTCGTCGATCTTATTCTCGGGCATGAAGAACCTGCAGAGGGTGTAGAGCTTGCCGTCTCGCTCGATCACGACGCAGCAGGCCGTCAAGTCCGTGGTCTGGGACAGGTCGATGCCGCCGACGCAGTACGAGCCGCGGAAGTCCTCCAGGCGGTAGGACTCCCCGGTCACGGCGTCCACGACGTCGTAGGGCAGCCAGGCCTGGGTGCTGCTCTGCTTGATGTTGCAGTACTTGGTCAGAAACTCGGCGCGCTTGCTCAGGCTGTTGCGCGCGATGGCGATCTCCTCCAGGAAGAATGCCTCCGACACACTCACGCCCATGTTGGGGTTGGCTTTCCTCAGCTCGTCGATGTCGTCCCACTTGGAGACGTCGTCGATGATGTAGAGGATCGGCAGCAGGCGCCGCTCTTCACTGCTGCCCTGCAGGACAGCAGTAGAGCGCAGCATCAGCTCGTCATACGGCCCGGCGTTCACGTAGCCCGCAGTACTGATGGACAGGATCATCGGCTGCTTGCGCGCGCCGAGCGCGGACTTCATGACCTCGTACTGCTTCAAGCCCTGCTCTGCTGGCCAGCTTGCGATCTCGTCGCAGACCGTCATATGCGGGTTGAAGCCGTCCGACTTCTTGGCGTTGAAGGCCAGCGCCTTGATGGTGGTGTTGACCTCCTCCAGGTAGACGTCGCTCCGCCGCTTCTGGGCCAGGGCGTCGAGCTCTGGCTCTGCGTGGATCATCTTCCAGGTGCTGTCGTAGACTATGGCCGCCTGCTCCAGCTTCGGCGCCAGACAATAGATGTCCGCGCCGTACTCGCCGTCGAGATATGCCATGTAGGCGATGCACGCCGAGGCGAAGAGGCTCTTGCCGTTCTTCCGGCCGATCACCAAAAAGACCTCGCGGAAGATCCGCAGGCCGTCCTCGTCCACGATGCCGAACATGAGGCAGACCGTGGCCTTTTGCCAGAGCTCCAGCGTGATCAGGTCGTTGCGACCCTTGCTGTGTCGGCAGAAGTTCTCTATAAACTTGATGGCGGTGTTCGCCTTTTTCGCGTCGTAATAAAAAAGACCATAGCGGAGATCCGCAATGATCCATCTGTATAGTAGCTTGATCCACCTGCCGACGATTATCTCGCCCGCCTGGATCTTGTCGTAGTATTCCTGGATATAGTTGGCGTAGGGTTTCATTCATTCATCATCGCCTGGAGACGGCTCGCCTTTTGGGCGGGCGGCACAAATTCAAGCAGCTGCTTCATGATGGCGTTGAGGTTCTTTGTCAGGCTGATGTGAACGTCGGCCGCTGCCGCTTTCTTTCGGCCCATCTGGTTCTCGCCGTTCTGGTATGTCTCCACCCAGCCCGTCTCGTTGAGCTCTTCTTCCAGCTCTTCCAGGCTGATGGTGATGTATGCCGCGCGGTCGATCAGGGCGTAACAGGTCTGCAGCTTGTTCTCGTCAAGCCCGGCGAAAATCTCAAGCAATCTGGCTCTTTCCTTCTTGATCCGCGTGGTTTTCTTTGCTTTCGTCATAGACCTCACCCCTTTCGCGTGATTTGTAGAGTAAAATTGAGGGGCCCCCCTCGGTCCCGGGGGGCCCCCAATTTTTTGGGAGAATGGGGGGAGTCCCCGTCGGCTCAATAGTTCGTGTTACGTAGGATCTCCCCATTTTTCCCATAAAGGCATCGGCCTGGTGTGGCCTGCCTTGGGTCTTTTTCTTTATTGTGGCACGTTTGGCACTCGTACAGGAAGCGCTCAGGGTTCAAGCTGATGTCGGGATCATTGCAATTAATATCGTCCAGCCATATAGTGTGGTGCACGATCTTCCCTGGCTCCATGCCGCATACCTCACAGAGCCCGCCGTCTATAGCCAGCCTGTTATCTATGTATGCCTGCCGGGCCCTCTTCCACGCGCCGCTTTTATAAAACTCCTTTTGGGTCATTTGATCACCCCATACAGAAGAAGAGCCAGGCACTCTGCCCAGCTCTTCACGATACCATTATACCACGATAATATACGACATACCACGACATACCAAAGGGGAAGCGAACAAGTGAACGAACAGAACGGCATTTTCTCTATAAATACCCTAATATGCCTATATCCCTATATTCCCCTATATTATATGCTCATATATTACTACTCTTTTATTTTATTGTTACAGTTGTTCACTTGTATCATATATAGAAAAAAGCCTTATAAATAAAGGGTTTTTCGCGCGGACAAGGGTGCGGACAAGGCGGAACAACTTTAGCGCACTAAAGCAAAAAAGGTGGCCCAGAGGCTTCCGCCTCGGACCACCTTGTCCACAATATTCGCGGCCTGTCCGCACCCTTGTCCGTCTTAATCCGTTGCCGAGCCCTCTCTCAGCCCCTCCAGCTCGTTCAGTACAAACCGCTGCACATATCCAGGCGCGGTGCGTCGGCCAGCCTCCCATTCTTCGATCGTGCGCTTGGGGATCTCCATACGGGCGCTCATGGCCTGCTGTGTCAGTCCTGCCGCCTCTCGGGCGGTTTTCAGTTTTTCGGCGAATGTTTCCATTTCATCGTCTCCTTATTCTTTGGCATCTTCGATATTGTCAAGAGGATCCGTCTCTTCGTCAAGGATTTCCCCCAAAAGCATCTGTATTTCTTCGAGTTTCTCTTGAAGCATGACCAGCTTTTTTCGTTTCGCGCGGAGTTTCTCGTCGTAAAGTCCCGGGTCGTTCCAATCGGTAAGGAAATACCCAATTTCAAGACCGAGGACTTCGGATATTCTTTGCAGGGTGTCATACTTGGGCCGTCTATACCCAATTTCATATTGACCAATTACTGCTTCAGATGTACCTATCTTAGCACCGAGTGCTTTTTGGGTCAACCCAGCCTTTTTTCGTGCTTCTTTAATTTTGGTAGATAAATCCATACAACTACCTCACAATAATATTAGCGTGTTTCGATTTCTGGGCGGTTTAGCCGCCGCCCTTCGGCCTATATTATTTACAAACAATCAGCACGACAGCGATCAAAAAACCAACCAGGCCGATGAACTTGGCAATTTCAAGGGACAGCGTCAAAATTTCTTTTTTCACTTGACTTCCTCCTCTCTGTGTGGTATAATATCGTAAACCCTTATTTAAGGAAGAGGGCTGATGCCCTCTCCCCCTTATGTAAGGAGTTCGATCAAGATTAGAACCCATCCGACAAAGGATATAATCTCGATCATGAGCTTATTGAGCTGTTGCACCAGCTTGATAAGCTCTTTTATTTTCCTGTCCATTGGTATCACCCCCTTCCTGTGAGTATATTATACCACGCATTGCGTGGTTTGTCAATAGTTTTTGCAAAATTTTTTTGAAAATTTTTGACTTTTTTTTCACGCTATCAAAAAGCCCCACAGGCGGACAGCCTGCAGGGCTTTTTGGCTTATTCGGCGCTTTCCAGTATCGCCACGGCGTTCTCGAAAATGCGGTCAATGGTGCGGGTGCTGTAGTACATCTTCGCGGCGGCCTCTTCCAGTGTCAGGCCTCGGATGCAGTGCAGTCGGAGGAGGGTGCGCTCCCTGTGAGGCAGTGAGGCGATGGCGTTCTCGATCTCGATCAGCTCCCCGTCCAGGGCGTTGAGCTTTTCCGCGTATTTGGCCAGCATGGCCTCGTGCTTGCTCGCCGCATTTTCCACGGGGCTGCTGTTGTTCGTCCCTCCGCCCGGCACCGCGTCCAGCCTCGGGATCGCTGGGCTGTAGATGGTGCTCTCCAGGTCCATGATCAGCTCTTTCAGCTGGTCCCGCTCCGTCTTGATGTTCCTATAGGATCTCAGCTTCTCTCGGGTCATTGATCTGCCTCCTCTTCGTCCTTCGGTTTGTGGCTGATAAAGTCTTTCAGTCTTTCCAGGTCGAGCTTTCGCTCCTTTTCGGCGCGGTCTTCCGCGTCCCTATATTCGAGCAGTTGCCGCAGAGAGGCCACGCCTGTCTTGCTGTGGAAGTTTCCGAGAAAACGAGCGACCACCCGGGGTGTGTCTTTTTCTTTCTCTAAACAGACCACGGACACGTACGGGAAATCCTTGTCGCTGAAATCCCATGAGATCAAATAGTCGGGCTGGAATTGTGGCGATTCATCAAGTCTCATTCTGTCCCCTCCCGCCTCGTTTTCCCAGAGGCCGCTCTAATTTTTTGCCACTCATGGCCAAACCATATGCGCCATTTTAGACATTTTTTGCAGTTTTGTTTGCCCGTTCGCTTGCACTGCGTGCACGGGTAAAGCGGCTCACTCATTCTCGATCGCCCTCCCTTCGGTAGTTTTCCAGCGCTTTTGCCAGGGAGGCGTCCCCGATGTCCCCGGACTCCCACCACTCCACGGCATGGAATACACCGTTAAGCTGTTCCGATAGTACACCGATGCGGTTTTCTGCGGTTTTGATGTACTCAATCAGCCGCCGCACGTCCATGGCAATGTCCATGGCGTCCTGTCTGATCAGTTCCATCTCGACCTTTTCCATCTCGTCGATGTAGTGGAAAAGCTCCTCGGGTTGCTTATAGCATAAATAGTTAAGGCTCCCGCCGCTCATTCTTCCCTCCTCCTCTTTTTCTCGTAGTCTCTCAGGGCGCGGTTGATGTTCTTTTTTCGGGTTCGGTACTTTTTGCCGTGCTTGGCCAGGTGGCGAACTTTCGGCGGCGCCTCACTTAGGGCGGCTTGCACTTTTGCAGTTTTGAGCAGCTGCGTGAAGTTCACCCCGAGTAGTATGGTCGCAATGGTGTCTGCATACGCTCGGAAAAATGCGCCCAGACTCTTTGCCACGTCGCAGAGAGACTCCCCCATCCGTTGCAGTGCTGTTTGCAGGTTGTCGGTGCTCATGTTTTACTCCTTTGTTATTAGCGTTACCAGGCTCTCACCCGGGGAACAGACAGCGACGGCGTCAAGGTGAAACTTGACAGACGACCCGCGATTAACTGCCCCTAAACAGACGCCCGCAACGTCGCGGTGGGTCACAATGTCGGCCCGGTGCTCTATGTCCAGAGACGTGACCAGCAGCCTGGCGCAGATGTACGTGTCGTCAAGTTTGAATTTTACATAGGAAGGGGCGCCGACCTGGATGGCCGCAAAGTCCAGAAAAACAGTGCCGCAGTATTCGCATTTTTCAGCGGTAACAGGCGCCCCACAGTTTGGGCAGTTCAACAGCTTCTTCATGCCCCCAGTACTCTCAGGCGCAGCGCCTCGATGGCCGCGTCCTGTCCTTTCTCTTTTCTGCCTAAATTGTGCAGGGCCTCGGGGTCGTGTGTGTCCGCCATGAGTAGGTGATACACCCGGCAGACGTTCTTCTGCCCTGGCCGGTTCAGCCGTTCATTGGCTTGCTGGTAGAGCTCCAGGCTGTCGGGTACACCGAACCAGATGCTTATGTGCCCGCCGTCCTGCAGGTTCAGGCCGTGGCCGATGCTCGCGGGGTGTGCCACGGCCACAGGGATCTCTCCCCGGTTCCAGGCGTCCATGTCCTCGGGCTTGTCCAGCTTTTTGCAGGGGATGCGCTCCCGGATCCTGTCGTAGTCGTGCTTGAATGAGTACAGCACCAGCACAGGGTCGCCCCCCGCAGCCTCGATCAGTTCCTCCAGCGCGTCCAGTTTGATGTCGTGAATGTGGTGGGCTTTTCCGTCCATGTCGTAAATGGCCCCGTTTGCGAACTGCAGCAGCTTGCTCCGCAGCACGGCAGCGGACCCCGCCACGATCTCGCCCTCCTCGTTCAAACTCTCCAGCACTCTGTCCCGCTCGAATTGCTTGTATTTCTTTCGCAGTTCTGGGGGCATTTCCAGCTCTATGTCCTCGTAAATCTGCCCGGGTAGGCTCAGCACGTCCTCCTTGCGGATGCTCATGCAGATGTCGCCCAGGCGGTCGTAGACCTCCGCCTCCGCGCCCTCTCGCGGCCTGTAGCTGTAAACTATGTGACCGTTCATTTTCTCGGGCACCAGGTAGCGGGTGCGGAACAGCCCCAGCGTGCGCCCCAGGCGTGCGCCCTGGTCCAGCAGATACACCTCGGGCCACAGATCCTCCAGGCCGTTGGGGCGCGGCGTGCCCGTCAGCCCTATGATGCGACGGATCCGACCTCGCACACGGCGCAGGGCTTTCCACCGCTTCGCCTGGGCGCTCTTAAAGCTGGACAGCTCGTCGATCACCACGATGGGGAACGACCAGAGCCCGCCCAGGAACTCCACCAGCCAGACCACGTTCTCACGGTTTATCACGTAGATGTCCGCTCGGGTTTTCAGGGCGGCGATCCTCTGCTGGGCGGTGCCCATGATCTTGGCGATCCGCAGGTGCCGCAGGTGTTCCCACTTGGCGGTCTCTTTGCTCCAGGTGTTCTCCGCCACTCGCTTGGGCGCGATCACCAGCACCGGGCCGTCCTCCAGGTAGTCGTTGAGCAGCCGGTCGACGGCGGTCAAGGTCGTGACGGTCTTGCCTGTCCCCATGCCCCAGAACAGCCCAGCGGCCGGGTGCTCGGTTATCCAGTCAATGCCCGCAGCTTGGTGCGGGTATGGCGTGAAGGTGCTCACGGCGTTGCCTCTTCCGGCCAGGCATAGCAGTCGAACTCGGCGGCGCTGTCAAGGAACTGCAGGCGCTCGGGGTCCACTTTCCTGACGGTGCCGTCGGAAAATTCAACCAGGGCGAAAACGTCCGACAGCTGGCCGCCGTTGTGGCTGCCCCGCGCAATGCTGGGCGCGGCGACCTCCGCCACAGTCACAAAACCGTGGAATAAACCCCGTCGGGTTTCCTTCGCTGAAACTTCGCCGCGACTGCGGCGCCCGATGATCTCTACCAGGCAGGGTCGCCTCTCGTATGTGATGATGATATTGGTGTCCACTCTCCTGTTGCCTCCTTTTCTATTCGTTCCCGTGCTGCTCGTCCAGTACAGCCATTTCAAACTGCTTTAATTCGCCCATGGTCCAGATGGTCCAGTATTCAAAGCCCAGGCCGGTCAGCCATCCCCGCCACTTCCCCTGCAGTGCGCTGACCACCCCTCCCTTGGGCCGTTTGGTCTCTACAAAGTAGATCCGGGCACCCGGCAGCAGGACGATCCTGTCCGGAACGCCTGACCATCCCGGGCAGACCCACTTCAAACAAAAGCCACCGCGCGCCTTGGTCTTGTCCCGCAGCTTGCCCTCGATCTCCTTCTCCAGCTGGGTCATGCGCCGCAGACCCCCTGGCGAAGCCTCTGGTAGGCCATCTCCTTGTAGACGTCGCGCTCTGCCTGCAGTTTCCCCAGTTTCTCCAAATCCGGCAGCAGGCTCGTCTCCACCTTAGTGTGCTCTGCGGGCTCGGGCTCCGTCGGGCTCAGGCCCAGGGAGCACAGCAGAGCCTCGTCGATTGCCTCCATCTCCGTGGCAGTGCAGCGGCCGCAGTAGTCGCCCACCAGGCTCTTGTCCACGCAGTCGATGTTCTCGCACAGTGCGATGGACGGACGGCCCGTGGAGTTGATCCGCACGTGCGTGTTAAACTCTTGCTTCGGTGACGTGGTGAGGTACACGACCTCGACCACGTTCAGGCAGGTGTTCAGGTTGTCGTTGCTGACGATAACAGCGGGCCGCGCTTTGGCGATCTCGTGCCCGATGGTGTCCCGTCTCTGGATGTAGTAAATGTCTCCGCGTCTCATTCTTTCGTTGTCCTTTCGTAGTAGCGTTGCCGCCCGTAGGGGCGGATGGTTGTGAGCTTATCTTTTGTTCGTCTCCACTCAGGCAGGCCCGCCATGATGTCGCGGATCTCTTTGAGCGCGTATCGGTCAAGCTTGTCGGGGTTGCCCCCCAGGGCCTCTGCCCACAGCTCCAGCGTGCACACCTGCTGCCTTTGCGTGGTGCCCTCTGCCCCACTCTCCAGCCAGCTGCGGCGGCTGTAGATGTCCATATCATCCCAGCCGTCTGGCAGACGTCGGTCGAGGTAGTCTGCGATAATGCCAGCGCGGGGGTTTTCCTCCTCGTAGGCTGCCTGGACCTCTCGGGCCACGGCCTCCAGCTTGCGCGGCAGGAACAGCTCTTCGCCCTTGCTGTAGATGTCCACGGCCTCAGCCCAGACCTGCTTGACGGTCTCGGGGGTCAGTTCCTCCCACATATCGCGGGCGGGGTCGTTTGGTGTGTCTACCACCCAGAAGCGGCGGTTTCCCGTGGTGTCCCGCAGGAACTGCGTCTCGTTGGTCGTGCCGATGAAGATGCACTGTCGCGGGAACTCCTGGAGCCGTCGGCCGTAGGCGGGGCGGAAGCGGTCGACCTGCTTGGAGATGTACAGCTTGATGGCCTCGGCCTCTGCTTTCCTCATGCCCGCCAGCTCGCCCACCTCCATGATCCATACGCCCTGCACTTGCTCGTAGGCGTCCTTGCCCTGCAGTGTGGTGAAGCTGTCGGAGAACCACTTCCCGCCCAGCTTGGCGATCAGCGCCGACTTGCCGAGGCCTTGCCGCCCGCGGATGGTCAGCATATAGTCGAACTTGCACCCAGGGCGATATATACGCGCCACAGCGGCGGCCAGGGCCTTGCGCGTGACGGCTCGGGTGTAGGCGTTGTCCTCTGCGCCCAGGTAGTCCACCAGTAGCATCTCCACCCTGGGCACGCCGTCCCAGGTGCAGGCGTCCAGATAGTCCCGGACAGGGTGGAACTTGTTCTCGCTGGCCACGACGTTGACGGCGTCGAAGATGCGGTCCTTGCTGGCTATGCCGTAGACGCGCTCCAGGTAGTAGCGCAGGGCCGCGTCGTCCGCGTCCACCCATTGGCTGGTGCCCCGGACCTTCCGCCACGGGAGATCCCGTCGTGCCACGATATTGTGCTCCATCTCGTTGAGGGCCAGACTGCCCGCCAGCTTGGGGTCATAGCGCAGGATCGTGACCACGTTCTCGATGGTCTGGGCGATCCCGCCTCTGTCGGTGAGCCTCAGCTTCTCCCGCCAGTTGGTCTCCCCCTCGTCGGGGGTCTCTTCGGCGAAGTCGGCCAGGGCCTCCGCGGCTCGGTCCTCTACGACCTGCGCGGTCACGCGCTTGTCTTCGGAGGCCAGCCGGGTCATGGCCTTGTAGCTTGGTCGGATGCTGGCTGGCGTGTCTGGGGCGCAGTCGGCGTCCAGGTCACGGAACAGGTGGAGCCGTACAAGGTCCCAGGCGTTGACCGTCTGCAAAGAGGCGGGGTCGGTGCCGTGGAAGCTGTAGGAGAACTTCCCGTCCTCGTAGATCACCACGCCCGCCGCTGTGCTGCCCTCGGTGTAGGTGTAGCGGTTCGGCTCGTCGCAGGGTTGGTACGCGGGCACAAAGGCCGCGATGGCCTCCTGGATCGGGTAGTAGGCCCGGCAGAATGCGCCGACCAGGCCGCCCTTTTCCAGCGGGTCCTTCTGCTTGCTCGCCGCCTTCTTGGGCTGTTCCGCCTCTCGGCTGCTGGTAGGCCAGCTTGACACGTCCGCCCAGTTGTGGTATGTAGCCAGCACCGCGTCGGGGTCCAGCAGAGGGGCATCCGTGTAGCGGAAGAAGTAGGCGGCATCCTGGCTGCAGCTCGGCCAGTACATCATGCGCTGGGGCTGGTAGCTGGTGTCGTCGAATTTGTCAATGCCCAGGACTTCCGCCACTCTTCGGCCGATGGCCTGGTACTCGTCGGGTGTTACGTTCCGACTGAGCGGCACCACCAGGCGCAGGCGGGGCTTTTCGGGTGTGTGCTTGTGCGTCGAGTAGACCGCCGCCGCGTTGCCGTACAGCAGCTCCCAGTCGGGCCAGAGGTCTGCGTCCGCGAAGTCCGCGTCCAGGCAGAGGATGGAGCGGTGGCGGATGTCGGAGCGGCTGCCGTTGTTGCAGTAGCCCCCGACAAAGCCACCCACGTCCTTGATGTCGCTCTGCTGATCGCGGCCCATGGCCTTGTACTCGGCCACGGTCTCGGACGTCCTGGTCTCCTTCTCCAGACGGGCCAGGAGCTCCGACCATTGCACGGTCTTATTTTTCCAGGTTTTCGTCTTGCGACTGTTTCCCTGGGCTATGTCCAGGGGTTTGTCATGCTTGATCCTCATGGTTTCCTCACCTGCTGTATCAGTCTTTCATGTAGAATTTGGTCGCGTAGCCATCGCCACGCAGCAGCAGCCCGGGGGCCCAGTCAATCGGCTGCCCCATGAGCTCGGCCATGTCCTCCCAGCGGCTGCCGTCCGGTGCCTCGGCCACGATCTCGTCATGGACGTGGAAGGTGATGCCGTAGCCCGCCTGGTCGAGGCGCAGCAGCGCAACAGCCAGGCAGTCCCGGGCGTAGGCCTGCACGATGTTCTCCACCAGCTTGCCGCCCCAGGTCTCGGTCTTCTCCCACTTTCGGGTCGTTTGGTTCTGGCCCATAAAGCATATACTGTCGCTGCTGTCAAGGTGCGCCCCCCAGTAGGACAGGACGCGTCCCGAGGGCAGCTGACAGCGGAGCGCGTCGGCGTCGCGTCGGTACTTGACCCCGCAGGGCAGGCGGGTGGTGCGGCCCGGAGTCTGTAGGGCCAGCTTGGCCGCGCGCTCGGTGTCCCGCCAAAAGCGCGGGATGGATGGAGACGCTGCCCGCCACTGGTCGACGATCTGCTGCATTTCCTCCTCGGTCAGGCCCATCTTGTCCGCACCGAACGCTTTCAGCGCGTTCACGCCGCCGCCATAGCCGCAGTTATGCACCAATACGTCGGAGACCGTGAACCGATGCCGCGGGCCTGCGTTTATGATGTCGTAGACCCTGCACCGTTTCGGCGTTGGTTTTGGCAATTCTGTTGATGTGTTGCCCACCGTAGATTGCCCGGCTCGTAGTGACCATTGACGTCGATCCTGTCCAGCTCCATCTCCCGGGCGGGCAGTCCGTTCGTCTCGATCATGTAAAGGCAGGCGGCGGTCACGTTCGGGAACCTGAACTCTATCCCCCGCGCCCCGTAGTTCTTGAAGTTGGGGTCTTTGGGGTTCGTGCACCGCTGCTTTGCCGCCGTAAAACGGCGATCCAGCCAGCGCGGTGCTGTCCGTTGCTGGGTGCAGCTCTGGCACCCCTTCGACTTTCCGTTGCGCAGGTTCCCCAGGTCCTGCCATTGTATTGCCCCGCAGCCGTTGCAGCGTGTCAGGACGTAGCAGTGGTTCCACTTCGCGCTCCAGCGTTTTTCCGGGCTGATGATCTCCACCCACCCGAACCGGAGCCCCACTATTTCCGGTTTGTATGAGACGTGCGCCGCGGGCGGCAGCGTCTCCAAATTGTAGCGGCCTCGGTTTCCCTTCGACCTCGGCCCATACGATGTGGTCTTCGGTCGCCTCCAGTCCCCCATAATTCAGGACCTCCTTTTCCCCTCGATATATAACTCCGTCGTGGCCCACCCATTCGACACCGTCCCACACCTTCATGGTTGGGTTGACCTGTTCAATGGGTACCAGTCCCTGGTCGGTTAGCACTTTTTGGCCCTCCGCAATGCAGGCCAGTTCGGCGATCTTGCCCTTCTGCCGCAGGTGGCCGTTGATGCCGTGCTTCTCCACTGGCACCTTGAACATCTGCGAGGCAGAGCTGCAGTAGATGTCCCCGCCCTGGGCGAAGACGTCCATGCGCCACTTCTCCCCCGCCAGGTAGGCGATCACGCGGGCCTCGATGGCTGCGTAGTCACTGACCAGGAATGTGTGGCCGGGCTTGGCAATAAAGGCCGTGCGGATCAGCTGGGAGAGCACGTCGGGCACGTTGTCGAAGCACATCTCCAGCGTCTCCAGGTCTCGGTCGCGTACCAGCTCCCGCACCAGGTCGATCTGCTCCAGGTGGTTCTGCGCGAGGTTTTGGAGCTGAACTCTACGGCCCGCCCAGCGCCCTGTCCGCCCTGCCCCGTAATACTGGAGAAGACCGCGGACGCGGTTGTCTTTGCAGACGGCATCCAGCATGGCTTGGTACTTCTTTGTGCTCGTCTTCCCCAGCAGCTGGCGGAGCTCCAGCACGCGCCTGGTCGTCGGGTCGGGCACGGATGCACGCAGGTCGGAGACCGTGGCCTTGTTCAGGCTGTCCACGCTTACGCCCACACCTTCCAGCCAGTCCTTGAGCTGGGCCACGCTGTTGGGGTTGTCCAGGCCTGTGAGTCGTTGCATCTCGGCCAGGTGTTCCTCTCTCAGCTTCTCGTCGACATAAACGGCGGCCTCCGCGAGTTCGAGATCCACGAGGACTCCTCGCTCATTTGCGCGGGCGTCCAGGGCTTCGAGCTTTCGCTCCCATTCGGGAACGGGGAAGCGAAGCAGGTGCTTATAGATCGCCCGCTCGGCTTCCGTGTCAACGGCGCAGTAGGTCTTGAAGTCCGCCCACCGATCGGGGGCGTGCTCGGGCAGGTTGCGCGTCCGCCCGCCGTTCGTGATCGTAGGCTTGCAGGGCTTGCAAAAGTAGTTTATAAGGGCTTTGCCCGTGGTCAGTTTTTGCTGCTCGATCCGAAGCGCCGACCCAGCGGCCTCCAGGCTCATTGGCAGGCCGTTCATGGCCGCCAGGGTCATGGCGTCGCGCCATTGCTCCGGGGGTGTGTAAAGACCCAGGGCAGCATTGAAACAGGCACGCTCAAAGGACATATTCCATGCCACTTTCAAGACATCGGGGTCGGTCAGCACATTGGCCAGCCACGGCGGCGTGCCGTCTTGGGTAAAGTCCCAGACCTCCACAGGGTCGTCGTCGAACGCGTAGGACATGAGCAAGATCTCAAAGTCCTCCGCCTCTGCGTACTTAATCGCCCCCGTCCTTGACAGGTCCGCGCTGCTATAGGTTTCTATGTCGCAGATCAGTGTCCTCACGGGTTCTCCTCCTCCGCATAAGCCCACGCCAGGCCCTTGGTGTGCTTTCGCTTACCTTGACAGCACAGCAGGATCTTACACAGCTGCGCGCCAGCCGCGTCGGCTGCCGCCGTTATGGAGGGGAACCATTCGCCCGTCGTCAGGCAGACCACCGCTCGGGCGGGGCGCCCACCACCGCCTTTGAGAACTCGACGGCGGTGGAGGTTGTTCTCCGAACACGTGCACCACTCCAGATTCTCAGGGCGGTTGTCGGATCGGATCCCGTTCTTGTGATTGATCTGGGGCTTCTGCTCGGGGTTCGGTATGAACGCCGCCGCGACGAGTCTATGCACACCCGTCCCATAGCGTCTCCCATCCTTCTGTAGTGCGATGACCAGATAGCCATCGCGGCTGCGGAACGGGGACAGAAGCCCCCGCTCCTTGCTTCGGATGCGACCCAGGCTGCTCGCCTGGTATCGGCCCTCATACCCAGGAATGTCTCTCCACTCCTCCACAGAATTAGGACATAAATCCATCATCGTCGGCGTCCTTGTAGTCGTCGTCGAAGTCGTCAGCGGATCCGACAGTGCCGAAGGGCTCGCCGTCGCTCAGCTTCTGGATGGAGAGCAGGCCCGCGCTGATGCCCTTCTTGCCGTTCTTGCTGTAGCCGTAGAAGTTGATCGAGGCGCGGCCGTAGCATCCGCTGTAGACCTCTGCGGGGTCGGTGATCTCGTTGCGGAATGCGTCCACGATCACGGGCTTCTGCTTGCTGCTCACAGTGATCACGTAGCAGCCCTTGCACTCGGGGCCAAAGTCCTCACCGCTCGGGCGCTGGCCGTCTCCGTCGTGCATGGTGTGGACAGGCTTTGCGGGGAGGGCGTTTGCTCCGTTGCGGGCGCAGAAGTTCTCGCGGGCCTCAGCCATCGCGGTCTTGATCTTGTCGAGGGTTGCGGTGTCGGACTTGGGGATCAGCAGGGTCACGCTGTACTTGGGATCGCCTCCACCCTGGGGCTCCTGTGCCTCGAAGATGTGGCAGAATGAAAAACGTACTTTCCCGGTTACGACCTTAGTGCTCATAGTTTTACTCTCCTTTTTTCTCTTTCGGTTTATGTTTCAGTAAATGCTTGTACATCTTAGTGGCAAGGTGCTCACCCTTCAAGCACGCGTCAATGGCGTCTTTTGCTGCGAAGGCTGTATGCGCAAGGTCCGAAGGGGGTGCCGCAACAAATGACACACGCCGACACATTGTCGTCCAGGTCTATACCTGCGATAATGCCGTTGATGTCATGGTCGCGAATGGCCTCGCCCGTCTCGTTGTCAGTGATGGTGATGTGGAACTTTGCCATATCACACCTCCTTTTCTTCCGCCGCTTTGACGATGCGGACAGGGTGGCCGAGCTTTTTCTCGATCTCTTCCAGGGTCATATCGACCGCGGTCGTCTCTTCTTCGCGCTCCCACAGGAGCTCGCGGTCCTCGGGACTGTTGTCAAGCAGGCAGCGGGCGTAGGTGGGCCCGTAAATAGCTTTGATCTCGCTGTCCTCAAACACCCCGTCGCGGTTGAACGAACTCAGCGGCCACCAGTGCTCGCCCGGGGTGACGCACCCGAGGCCGCGGTTTCTGGTAGGCACGACCGTCATATAGTGGATCTCCTTCTCTCCCTCGCCCGACTCCACTTTAAGCAAATAGCCTGCCTTGATCTCGATGTCCTTGAAGTTTTTCATATCTGTGTTACCTTTCTTTAATCAAAATCTTTTTTAGCCTCAGCCAGTCTGTCGTAGACGGGCCGCTTGTCGGTTTCAAGCGCCACAGTCGGCGCGCCTGTGTAGGTGAGGATCTGGCCACCGACCAGCTCCGCGACCTTCTTCTTGCCCAGGGCTTTCTCCATGGCCGCCACGGACAGCACCTCGGTCTTGGTGATCTCCTCGCGCCTGTAGCCTGCCTTCTCCAGCTCGGCGGCCACTTCCAGGTCGTCAGCCCATGCTCTGGAGCCGCGGCCAGCCACGACCTTGTAGCCGGGGATCTCTCCGCCGTCCAGCAGGGTGGTCAGCGCCTGGTCCTTGATCCGCTTCATCCAGAGGGAGACCAGCGGCTCCATGCGGAGGACGTCAGCGACCTCCCAGGGCGCCAGTACAGGTACGCTGGCCTTCATGCCGTGGGTGGTGACGTATTCGGTGCAGGTCTTGGTCAACGCCCGGCAGCGGCCAGCGTGGGGGCAGAAGCGGCAATGCTCGCCGGGGCTGTAGTCCCCCTTGCCCTTCGCGGCCTTCTCAGCCGTGGGCTTGACGGTCTTCTCGGCCCACTCCAGCAGCTCCTCGACGGTCAGCTCGTCCACGCTGATGTTGTTCAGGCGGGGCTGATAGATGTGCAGGCGGATCTTTTCGATGTCGCAGGCGAAGCCGTAATCGTTATACGCGCCCAGGCCGTAGAGCTTCATCTGGGGGTTGTCCTCAGCGGACACGGCCACGCCCTTGCCGTACTTGTAGTCGATCACGTCCATGGTGTTGCCCTGGAGGATGATGCAGTCAGCGGTGCCGAAGCCGTCAGGCACCCAGGGGGAGAAGTCCACCCGCTGCTCCAGCAGGACCGTGGCGGTGTCGCTCCTGGTCTGCTCTTGGATATAATCGGCGTACCCCTTGGCGCACTCGATCATTTCAGCCGTGATGTCGTTCCGCCCGTTTGCGATCCAGGGAGCATCGACCGGGGCAGAGGCCGCATACTCCGCCACCTCATGGGCCAGCGTGCCCTCTCGGGTGAAGTCGGTGCCCTCGTTCTTGTAGGCCTCAGCGGCTACGGCAGAGGGCGGGCAGGCCAGCCATCGGGCTGCGCTGGAGGCAGAGAGAATGGCGTGGGCTCGTGCGCTGTGGTCGTTCAGCTTGCTCACTTCCTGCCCCTCCTCTCCAGCCATACGAGGACGATCAGGGTCAAGCAGATGATGCCTGTGATGATAATGCCGTCCATGGTCAAGCCTCGCTTTCAAGCGCGAGCAGCTTGGCCCAGACCTCTGCCCACTTGTCGGGCTGCTCCTGCAGGTCGGTGACCTTCTTGGCGCCGTAGGAGTTGATGATCCCGCGGGCCTTGGCCTTCTTTTCCTTGCTGGTCGCGGCGATCGAGATTACCTTCTGCTGGATCTGCTCCAGCGTCAGGGGCGGCGCGTCGCTTGCGCCTGTTGCCGCTGTGGGCTCTTCTTTCTTCTCGGGGGTAGTTGGAAGGGTCTCTGCTTCCGTGGCTTCTGGGGCCGTTTTGGGGACTTCTGCGGGCTTCTCCGCTTTGGCCAGAGTCTCGGCAAGCGCCTTTTGTACGGGGTCGGGCTGCTGGCCCTTCATGATCTCCAGAGCAGAGGTCACGCAAGAGTCGCAGGCTCGCTTCTCCATCGCCTCGGCCAGTCGGTCCAGGCGTGCGCGGTCTTCCGCGCAGAGCTCAATGGTGATGGTGTTCATGTCTCCTTTTTCCTTTCATTGAATTATTGCCACGTCGGCGTACTGGACGCCGAACTGTAGGGCCGCTTGGTGTGAGTCGAAGAACACGTCGATCCTGTTCTCCTTAATTGCTCCGCCGATGTCCTCGGCTATGTAGTCGTGGCCGTTGATGCGGACCGTGCTGCCAAGCGGGATCACGCTGGGGTCCACTGCCACAGTTCTGCCCGCCGTTGCTACCGTGCCCGTGTAGGTGATGCCGTCGGCCCATTCGCCGCAGCACTTCTCGCAGGGGCAGTATGCGGTCAGCTTGAACTCGCCCAGGCTCTCGGGTTCGGGCTCGGTCTCGATCGGTTCGGACTCCTCCACTGCGGCGAGCACGGCGGTCTGGGAGGCTTCGGCCAGCTGGGCTGAGACGTCCTCCAGCCTCGCCTTGGCCGCGTCCACTCGGTCCTGGAGTGCCCGCAGTTCCCGGATGAGGTGGGCATACAGTGCGATGGCAAGCGCCAGTGATGCGAGTGCAAGGGCGATGTAGGCGCGGGCTCGGTGGGTGTTGTTTCTCATTTTTTACGGTTCCCTTCTGCCTCGCATCTCTCGGTGGCGACGACGAGATCCACTGCCGCCTCCTTTGCGGAAGGCCCAACGGCAAGCCTGTTTTCCATCTCATCGATGTCAGCCTGTCGGATGTAATATACCCCGCCGATGCGGACAGCGCCAAGCTGGCCCTTGCGCACCCATGACCATACCGTCTGCACATGAACACCGTACATCTCCGCGATGTCATGACAAGTGAATCTCTTCTTCATTCCCCTTTTCTCTCCCCCTCGTTTCTTGCCATTCCAAGCGCTTCGCGGATTGCTGCGACCACTCTCGGCGCATTCCGCTGACCGGTCAGTATCTTATACATATAACCGCTGTCAACATACAGCCCCGTTGCCACAGAAACCGTTTCTTCCAGCCACTTCTGGCCTTTTCCGCGCCGCAAAAGTTCAGTTTTTACGGCAAGGCCAAAATCGGAAAACTTGCTACAATTCAAAATTTTCACCCCTTTTTCGTGTGTGTATATTGACAAGTACGGAATAAAGTACTATAATAATTATGCGATTAATTATATCAAAATACGGCTTTCCGTACCCGCAACATTATTATAGTACTGTTTGCCGTATTTGTCAATACAGAAATACGGTTATCCGTACTTTTTGTATTGATGCACAAAATACAGGAGTTAACGGAGGAACCAATGGGCAATTTGTACGAAAACATAATTTCGTTATGCAAAGAACGAGGAATCAAGGGCGGGAAGATGTGCACCGACATCGGTATGAGCAAAGGAATACTGACAGATTTGAAGATGGGAAGACAATCGGGTATCTCAACATCAAACGCACAAAAGATCGCCAACTATTTTAATGTATCCGTGGGTTACATCCTTGGCGAAGAAGACCAAACAAAAAAGCCCACCGATAACGGTGAGCTGGATGAGGATATGCAGAAAATTTCAGAACTGGTTTCTTCTCTCGATGAAAGCCGACTCGATGCGGTTCTTGAAATTGCACAGAAAATTAGCGTTCTCGAAAAAGACGAAGTAACAGCCTTGCTGGCCGTTATCAGAAGCATGGGGAAGAAATAAGGTGGATATTATGGAAAATATTATTCTTGATTTTTTGTCCAAATACGATAATGCCGTTTCATACATAAGCCTTTTGGTTAGCATAATAACCCTGTGTGTCATGCTTGGCATAGAAAAAAAGCGCAAATTTAATCTAAAAATAGATTATTCTGATGTATACTTGTTCCCCTCTATTGATACATCGTCCGGAAACAAATATTCAATTACGTTTATCGTCCGTGTCATGAATCGCTCTTGCGAACAACTGCAGCTTACTGACATACAATTGCTATACAACGATTTTAGCGTCAGTTGTGTACACGATTGTGTAGATCATTTTGTCCATATCCCAAACGGAGACGGTTATTCTACTGTCGATTTTAATAACTGCATCGAAAAGCTTCCTTTCGTAATTCCCGCATACTGCGAATACAGCAGTCGAGTTTTGATTACGCTTGGCGGAAGTAATTACCTAAATGATCTAAACAAAAAGAAAATTCGCTTCGTAACGTCACGCGGGAATAAAACCATAGCCATTAAAGTTCCGTCTGAACGATATCAGAATCAGTTTTTTAGATAAGATTAGGCAAAACCAGCAAACAGACAATTGCAAACAACGAAAACAACGCCCCAGCAATTAACACTGCGAATACTATATAGAATAGTACATTGTCAATAATATATCCCCAGTCTATATTATTTCTGCAGTATTTCCTCATTTTACTTTGCCCTCCTTTCCAATGCCGCGATCAGCAGCTTGCGCTGCTCCGATGTCATCTGCTGTGCCAACCGCATGATCTCGGTACGCTTCTCCCGCACAATGACGGGCTTGGTGTCTTTTTTCTCTTGTTGATGCTTCATTGTGCGGCTCCCCTTCTTTGTTTTTCCGTTTTCGGAAATTTTTTGTGCTTTTATTGTATCACAACATCAAGTCTTTTTCCATTCGCAGAATTCCCGAACTTTCCCCACACGTTTTGTGCAAGATAAGCAATCGTTTTGTCTGTCAATACCCATGCGCAAAAATTTTTGCAAAATATAAGATAGGATTTTACCGATGTCGATCGAGTACATAAAAAGGAGGTAAATCATGCCCCGCCGTCAAAACGAAGCAGTTTGGATCAGTTCCCGTGAAAGGTGGCAAATCAATGTCCAACGGAACGGACAAAGGAAAACATTCACCTGCGGAACGCCCGGTCGCAAGGGGAAGATTGAAGCTGAGCGAAAAGCCGACAAATGGCTGGAGACCATGTCAAATGATACCATATCTTTTCCCGAAGCTTGGAATCTGTTCATTCAAGACAAACGGGAATCAACAGGATCCGCAAATTTTGATAAGCTTGATTCCATCTATCGGGTATGGTTCGAGCCGCACTTAAAACGTAAACGCCTTTCCATGATCACCTGTCAAGATTGGCAGCGCATTGTGAACGCCGCCGCAAAGTCCGGGCTGAGTAAGCGCACCTGTGTCAATATCCGATCTGCGGCCACAACATTCTATGCTTTTGCCCGGAAGAATCGCTGGGAAATGGAGAAACCGGAATATATCGATATTCCCAAGAGTGCTCCTTCCGGAACCCGAACGATCCTCCAGCCCGAAGACCTCAAAACTCTTTTTTCCTGTGATACAATTTCGCACTACGGGAAAGATCAGCTATGCTATTACATCTATGCCTATCGCCTAATCGTTGTCCTCGGACTTCGCCGTGGTGAAATCTCCGGCATCATGTGGGACGATATTGACGGAAACATCCTGCACATCAAACGCTCCATAAACTCTTTGGATGAAATTACAAGAGGCAAGAACGAGAACGCGGTAAGAGATATTTATCTACCGACCATTGCCATTGACCTTTTCAATAAACAAAGATCCCTCATGAAGCAATATGACATCGAATCGCCCTATGTCTTCCCTTGCCCCGATGGCTCTATGCCCGATGCCAATTCTATTTATAAGCGATGGTTGACATATCGAAATCAGCACGGAATAAAATCAAGTCTGCATGAGCTGCGGCATACCATGATCTCCATGATGAAAGCGGATATGCCGATCGAACTTCTGAAGCCGGTTGTGGGACATAGCCTGGCCATGGACACCTTCGGTACTTATGGCCACGAAGTGGACGGAGACCTCATCCGTGCCGCAAATATAATTGATTCTGTATATGCTTCGATCCTTCAAAAATAA